GTGGACATGGGTATGCCATTGGTTCTTGCCACCGCCTTCGAACTCAATCGTGTAAAACCCATGTACCCGGGCTCCACGCCGTTGCATCTTCAAGCGCCAACTTGCAAATGCACGTCTCACGGTCTGAAGCTGCGCTCCAACCGAAGCACTTCGTACCTGGTACCAATTACCTGGCAAGGTCAATGTCACGAACCGCCAACGACGTTTCGCTTTCATCACCACTTCATCGATAAATCGCTGAACTTTAGCACGCAATTTGCGTCTCGCTTTGTGCTGACAAGCCCAGCATCCCCGACTACGACAGGGTTCTGTTTCGTACATCGGCAAACCTGACTCAGCCACATTGGGATACGGCGCTGTCTTCGACATCGACCTCCGAATGATTGAACCATCCATGGATCTCCAACTGTGCCTAAGCCTCACGTGACCAGTCTCATGCAGAGACATGAAGGCGCCGATATTCTTCGCCACTCCTGTTCACTCCTCACTGTCCTCTGATCTGTGCCAATCGCACGTGCTAATTCGCATCTGAAGCGGGCACTTATAGCACACCTCGTACTCGCACCCACAATACTTCGTTATAATGTCCAAATCGTGGACACCGTTAACACGTTCCCTACAACTCACCATGGGGTATCATCTCCTTCATGTATGCCGGCACCGGTCCAAGCGGTGACGTTCGTCCCAAACTCCAGCAGTACCTGCAGTAGCTGCCCGATCTGGTTTCCCACGTGGCTGTGTATTCCCCACACATCGTGCACAACCATTCGGCGTGGTCAATCTTGGTCGGCACATTCCATGCACCAATCCATTCTTGAAAAAATGTTTGACTTATGCGCTCTATTAACCAAGGATAGAATAGAGCGCTTTGCACCTGCCGGACGCAAGTAACGTGCACGCTGCGCAGCGCACGCCCACTTGGTCCTGCCGACTTGCGCCGATGCGTGGAATGATACATTCCTACGCATGGCGCATCGTCGTCTCCGGTGGTCGAGGAGATAGGCATGGCCTCTCACTCCTCCTCGTAAGCAAGGCCGTGTCTGACAGCGTGGCACACGTTGCAAGTGCAACGTTCAAGGGCCTCAACTCGTGCATCGACGGATCCCGCTGGGACCATCGTCCACTTACCGTTGACCTTGATCTTCGCATAAAGCTTCATTGAGCAGACCTCCGTGCTTCACGCTCCAGGCGGCAACATTTTGCGCACCTGGGACGTATCTTCGATATATTAGCACCAGATGAAATGTATCTGCCGCATTCGCACTGTCTGCTTGTTTGCCTTCCGAGCATGAATCATGCTACAAGCCATGTATATATGAATGTATCTACGGAATACATTGACCGGCCCCTGTCACCAAGGCATCGACCAACCCCATCTGATACGTCAGGAGCGTCCCGATGAGGTATTCGAGACGTCGCTCGATGATGTGTCCGATCAGGTTCGATGTGCTCACCGTTTTCATCACAGCTTCCGTTGTCTCGGCATTCATGACTTGGTCCTTCATGCGATCACGTCCGCAGCGATGCCTCGGTAGCTGCCAGGGGCAAGCTCCACGAGTACGGAATAAGCATCTCCTGGGTCGGATGCAACTGGCGTTGTGATTTCGACCTCGATGAGGCCGCACATCGCTGTGAAGCCTCCGACACTACCACGTCCGTCAGCACCAAGTGTGGTTTGCTGAACGACGATAGGTTTGGGATGGTTGTTCCCATCACCAGAATAATTAACGAGGTCGTATGGGGCGTCCTCGTTCTTGGTCCGCATATCGGTGATGATTTCATCAACGACCGTCCCATCATCAAACAAGTTGACCAGTGGGTCATCATCGGCGTCGCTCTGGACTGTTGGTGAATCATTGTTCACGGTAGCACGTGCATCACCATAAGATTGGATCAATCCAATGGATGTTCGAGCACCTGGCCCACCAGGGCCAGTGTGTGGACCGAGGAGTGTCGCTACGAAGCTATCCGAACTCGTCGTACCGTCAGGAGACTGGTAATTCGAGTACGTCCACTCCCCGAGTGACAACGCATTGCCTCCGTTATCGAGAGGCACAGGCTTTGTCCCACTGATATGATCAGGGTGCATGTACACCTTGAAATCATTCCAGGTGGGGGTGATTTTGAGACCAGTGGCAGCCATTGCATTCTTCTGCATTTTCCGCCACGCTTCCAAACCACGCTTCCATGCATTAGCTGCCATCCAAGAGGTTGGCACCGTACTGAATGTCACCCTACCAGCATTGCCAGGGCCGGCAATCGTGTTCGAGCTTACGATGCTCACTCGCTTCACATGGTAGCTTCTTCCTTGTCGATACAATCGTCGGTTAATTGCCGACAGATCTCTCGCCAAGTCAATCCAGTGCGACGTCTCCGTTCCTGCAGACGTGCTATTGACCAAATCATATCGAAGGAATCGAACTGCTTGCTCTTGCATCTTTTTCTTTGCCGCCATGGTAGTCGCCCAACCAGCCGGTGGTGCGCCTCCTATATAGCGTTCTCCCGATTTCCGACACGACGTGTTCGGACTTCGGCCCTTTCGTGACATAATTCGTCACTTTCGTGCAGTATTCCGCAATCCCCCGGGAGGTGATATTGTCTACTTGGACTACACGTTGATCATTCGTGAACGAGTTATCCGTCCACTTAGCCAACTGTTTCCTCATCGGCCGATCAACCGATTCAGTCCAGAGCTTCTTCAGCTCGTTGTAGTGTTGACGACGTTCCCAACGCATCAACATGTGGACATGGGTATGCCATTGGTTCTTGCCACCGCCTTCGAACTCAATCGTGTAAAACCCATGTACCCGGGCTCCACGCCGTTGCATCTTCAAGCGCCAACTTGCAAATGCACGTCTCACGGT